CAAATGCAAAAAAAATACTTGTGAGTACACTAGACGAAGCTGAAAAACTTTATGGTGGTGGATCTTGGAGAGAAATCTATCCTAAAGTTGCAGAGATCGCTACGAAAAATCTACAAGCATAAATAATAGCATGTTCAACTCTAACCCAGGATTATATAATGCCAACGTATGACTTCATCAATGAAGAGACTGGTGAGATCTTTGAGATGCAGATGTCCATCGCGGACAAGGAAAAGTATCTAAAGAAGAACAAGCATATCAAGCAGGCTGTGACGAAAATGTCTATCGGCGATTCAGTTCATCTCGGAATCACGAAGCCGCCAGCAGATTTCCAAAAAGGAGTTATTGGTCGCATGAAGGAAAAGATTCATGGAAACAAGATCAATTCCAAATTCGGTATTCCGAGAGAGTGGTGAGTGATTAGTCCCATTTCTCCCGTGTATAGAACAGTATTCAACACCAAAAGAGGATCTCGCGAAAACGCAAGGTCCTCTTTGTCATTTCAGAGAGGCGTACATGTCAAAGAAAAAGAAGAGACTGCAAAATCAGCAACAACAAAATCATTTCTCTCTACGAACAATCTCTCCACTAACACTCAATCAATCATCAACATTCAAGGCCTTTGAGCAGGGCAAGCATCTTCTTCTACACGGCGTCGCAGGCACAGGCAAGACATATATCTCTCTCTATCTTGCACTAAATGAGGTGCTAAACAAATCCAGATACAAACAAATAGTCATCATACGAAGTGTCGTTCCATCACGCGATATGGGATTCCTTCCAGGAACTGCAAAAGACAAAGCCAGAGTCTATGAAGATCCATACAAGATGATTTGCGATGATCTTTTCAGTCGTGGTGATGGATACGAGATTCTAAAGACAAAGAGACTCGTAGATTTTAGTACGACATCATTCTTGCGTGGTGTTACATTCAATGATGCAATCATCATTGTTGATGAATGCCAGAACATGATAGGTCAGGAATTGGATACTGTGATGACTCGCGTTGGAAACAATTGTCGTATTGTTTTCTGTGGTGACTTTAGGCAAACTGATTTGGCTAGGCACGAGGAAAAGCGAGGACTCTTGACATTCATGAATATTCTTGATAAAATGTCTTGTTTTGAAAAGATTGAGTTCGGAAAGGAAGACATTGTCCGTTCCGCACTTGTCAAATCATACATTATTTCCAAACTGGAGTTAGGATACGTTTGATATGTTGATTTATGCTGCGCCAGCGATCATTTGGATGATCATGCGATTGATGAAGAAGATCATGCTTACTTGGCCAAATGCATTCAATGCATGGATGTGTGTTATTGTGACATTCACGATTTCATATTTGACGTTCAATTGGCTTTGGACAATGATTGCGGGTCAGTAATGAAGAAGTTTCGTCATGCATTTGTGAATCTTCCTCAGTTGACGGAAGAGTATATTGACGGAAGGAGACACTACAAGACTCCAGAAGGTAATGTGTATCCTTCCGTCACTACCATTCTCTCGCGTTTACCAAACGAAAGTTTGCGTGAGTGGCAAAAGAGAGTTGGTGAAGAAGAAGTAAATCGTGTTTCCAAAATAGCTGCTCGTCGTGGCACCAATCTTCATGAAATATGTGAGCGATATCTATTGAATGAAGAAAGACCGATGCGTGGACATATGCCGGATGTTCAAGGCATGTTTGTAGAATTGTGCAAGTATATTGATCGGATAGATGAGATTTATGCGATTGAAGCGCAGTTGTATTGTGACACATATCAATTTGCCGGACGATGCGATGTCATTGGTACGTTTGATGGACATCCTGCAATCATGGATTTCAAGACAACGAAGTCCGAGGTTGATTCTAGCATGGACAAGGTCAAGAAGTATTTCATGCAGTTATCCGCGTATTCTCTTGCGTTTGAGGAAAGAACTGGTCAGGAAATAAATCTTGGTGTGCTGTTGTTTGCATCCAATGAGACTGAACCTAGTTGCATTCAAGCGGACTTGACCAAGTACAAGATGGAATTTATTTCAGTTCTTGATCCTGGAGAAATGTGATGGGCGGATATGATAATAAAACAAGTAGAGAAATTTCGGACAATAGAAGACGCGGTGGTAGAATAAATGCAATCAAGTCTGGAAGATTGTATGAAAAGTATATGGCAGATGAAAAAGCCCAGTACATTATGAATTTTTTTGAGTATAAAAAGAAACACAAGTTGTATGAAAGATATTTGTTGGACATGAACTCACATCCAACAATGAGTTTTTACGAGTATGAGCAACTTCGTAATAAATCTTCCATAGACAAAAATAAGAAAAAGTAATTGACAATCCCTAAATATTAGATTATACTATGGATATTGCTGTTGATGACGACGCAATAAGCAGGCTGGACCCGGCTTCAATGCCGGCATCTCCACCAGTAGATACAATGTGAGGGGCTAGTTGCATGGCACACGCGAACAGAGTGCAACCCATCACATAATAGTCGCGATAAAGGTGATGAGCATTGTATCTACTAATGGGGATGTAAGGGATCGACAGATGTGTAAAGGTTGTCGGAGGTAATCGGTAAGGAACGACCGTCAATTAGTCCAAACAATAGATGCAAACGATAATTACGCATCTGAGATGGCTCTAGCAGCCTGAACGGGGTTCGGTGGGGACCTGGCAACAGAATCCCACCACTTTCATAAATCGTAGAGGAGTAATCACGATGACTGAAGTATCTTGCTATGTTATGCGACCATTGTCTTTCGCAACTGATAACGAATGCACCTACAAGAATCTGCGTTCGGTCAATTTGAATCGTGCCAAGAAGCAGAAGAATGTCTATAAACTTTCTTATGGACAGTATGGCACGGAAAATTATGTTTGCTATCTAGCAACACGCGATTGACTGCCATGTATAAAACACTAGCAATAGGATTAGTCCTATTGGCTAGCACTCTTGCTTTGAGACAGTATCCTTATGATACTGCGCCAAAAGCCTATGCTCAATTACCCGACACAGACAAGGTTTATGAGTATAGACACGAACTTCCAGATCTTAGCGAGTATAAGCTGGAAGAGCCTGAGATCAAGATGGTATATGTTGATCCAAAGGAAAGAGAGTGCTTGGCCAAGGCCATATACTGGGAGGCGCGTAATCAGTCCCTTGATGGAAAGATTGCGGTTGGCTTTGTCGTGATCAATCGTGTCAATGCTGGTCTATGGCATGACAGCGTTTGCAAGGTCGTGTTTCAAGGTTGCCAGTTCTCTTGGGTTTGCACAGCAAATGCAAAGAAGAATCCTGCAAATAACAAGAACTACGACGAGCAGGTTGCGTGGGCTGAATCAATTGCCCTTGCAAACGAGTTACTTTCAGAGTATAATGAAATTCAAGACGTTACATATGGTGCGGTTTTCTTTCATGCTCACTATGTGAGACCAGATTGGTCAAAGTGGAAGAAGGTTGAACGTACTGTGCGTATTGATGATCATATCTTTTATCGTTTGAGGTCCATGTAATGCCCACTAAGGATGAAATGCTTTCCTTTGCCAAAAACATTGAAAGCATCGTGAAAGAAAAAGATCTAAACTATATTGATGCTATCACGCATTTTTGTGAGATCAATTCATTGGAGATTGAGTCTGTGACAAATCTTATCAATCAATCGCTCAAGGCCAAGATTGCATATGATGCGTCACAGCTCAATCTTCTTCCAAAGAGTAATACGCTTCCCGTATGAAAATTGTTGCTATAGAAGCATACAAGTTATTTCAGGCGATCAAACTTCACTTTGTTCGCAAGAGTTTCAACTACTTCAAGAGTGGTGGAAGCGTGAAAATAACGGAGAAAGCGTTTCTTGCCCGAAGGGACAAGTTTGCTTTCTATAGATTGGCCAAGATGTATGATCGTGATACATTCATTGATTTGACATTGGCTAATGTATTGAAAAGCAGTTCATTGTATTCAATGAAACTTCTTGAGCCAGAAGCAGAAGATGTTTTGACACAATATCAAAAAAGATTTCAAGCATTGACATACAACTTCAAGCAGGACTTGAAAAAGATTTTAGATTGGGCACATGATAACGAATGTACTGTGGATAGGATTCTTGATCCTGGCGATTCTTATCCTCCGCTCTTGACTATGGTGATGCAAGAGAATATTTCTTTGGAGACTCTTGTGATCATTAATGGTGTGATAAACTTTTTACCCATGTGGAATCGTCGTATTCAAGATGAGATCATATGGCCTGAGTTTGCATTCAAATGCGAGAAGTACACTCCATTTGTTTTGCAGAGAATTGATTTGGAGAGCATGAAAAAGATCATCAAAAATGAACTTTGTTCTTGACTTCAATTCAACGCATGATATATAATAGTGATTATTATGAATCATGTGAACAAGCTGATATAAAAAACATACAACGCATACGAAAGGAAATAATATGTCTACATTTGCAGCACTAAAGAAGTCCAGCGGTTCGATTGACAAGCTGGCACGCGAGTTAGAGAAACTCAACGCTCCCGCAACAAATTCTTCTGAAGATACGCGCTTTTGGAAGCCCGAACTTGATAAGGCTGGTAACGGCTTTGCGACCATTCGCTTTCTTCCTGCGCCAGCAGTTGATGGTGATGATGCGCTTCCTTGGGTTCGTATATTTGATCATGGCTTTCAGGGTCCTGGTGGCTGGTACATCGAGAATTCGTTGACGACTCTGGGTCAGAAAGATCCTGTGTCGGAGCATAACTCGGTTCTTTTGAATTCTGGTGTTGAGGCTAACAAGGAGATTGCTCGCAAGCAGAAGCGTCGCTTGAAGTATATTGCCAATATCCTTGTTATTAGCGATACGAAGAATCCAGACAACGAGGGCAGAGTATTCTTGTTCAAGTTTGGCAAGAAGATCTTTGACAAGATCACCGAAGCAATGAATCCTCAGTTTGATGATGAGAAGGCGACCAATCCTTTTGATTTCTGGGCTGGTGCAAACTTCAAGTTGAAGGTTCGTAAGTTTGAAGGTTATCCAAATTACGATAAGTCCGAGTTTGAGAAGTCTTCAGCACTTTATGATGGTGATGATGCGAAACTTGAGAAACTTTGGAAGATGGAATATTCACTCAAGGAATTCCTTGATCCGAAGAACTTCAAGAGTTATGACGAACTTAAGACCAAGTTGAATCGTGTTCTTGGTCTTGATGGCTCGGCTTCAGTCTCAAGGAATAGAGCCGAAGACGAGTCTGCCGTTCAAGCAGCTGAGCGTAGCTTCGGTGGCGCTAAGTCTTCTAAGGAAAAGGCTCCTTGGACAGATGACGGTGACGACGATGATATGAAGTTGTTTGAGAAGTTGGCTCGGGAAGACTGAGCTAATGTGAAAGAGGGGAGCAAAA